GATTGCTGCGGTGCAGTTACAACACGAAGAGATAGAGAAGTTGAAAGAGAGGATGGAAAAGTATGAACAAAGCGTATATCCGTATTAACTGGGAAAATTACCCGAGCGATGCAACACCTATAAATAAGGTAAATCTTAACAGACTGGACAGTGCGACAGACATACTTGACGACCGTGTGATTACTCTGGATACCACAAAAGCCACGAAAACAGAAGTGGCTACCCTTGTTGCAGACGTGACCTTTGAGGAATCGACCGGAATCATTACGATCACAAAAAAGAACGGTTCTAAGATTACGATTGATACACAGATGGAGAAAATCGCAATCAACTTCGTTTATAACCCGACCACACAGCAGATTATCCTGACTCTGATTGATGGCACGAAACAGTACATAGACCTGTCGGCACTGATTACACAGTATGAGTTCCTTGATTCTGATACGGTAGCTTTTTATATTGATAAGGATGGAAAAGTGTCTGCCATCGTCAAAGAGGGTAGCATCGAGGAAAAACACTTGGAGCCAAACTATCTTGCGAAAATCAAAGTGGAAGTGGCAAAGGCAGAGTCAAGCCAGCAGGCAGCGGCAAAGTCCGAAGCCAACGCCAAAGCAAGTGAGAATGCTGCAAAAGCCAGTGAAACAGCGGCAAAAACATCCGAAACCAATGCCAAAGCGTCAGAGACAGCGGCAGCGAAGTCAGCTACGGCGGCAGAGGCATCCGAAAGCAACGCAAAAGTCAGTGAGACATCCGCCAGTCAGTCTGCAGCCACAGCCACAAGTGAAGCGGCATCTGCCAGTCAGTCAGCCAGTACCGCCACAGATAAAGCCAATATTGCAACGCAGAAAGCAACAGAGATCATCGGTAAAGCCGAATCTGCAGCAGATAGTGCAACTAAAGCACAGAGTTATGCCGTTGGTGGTACCGGGAGCAGAGAGGGCGAGGATTCTGACAATGCGAAGTATTATTTTGAACAGGTAAAAGATGTGTCTGAAGCTATTAAGGGCGGATTGCAGCCGAGAGGAACAGTTGCATTTGCAGATCTTCCGGCACTTGCGGATGTTAGCACAGGGTGGATGTTCAATATTTCAGACGAATTTACAACCACGGATGATTTTAAAGAGGGAGCCGGGAATGTAATTCCGGCAGGTGCCAATATTTATAAAACATCAGATGAAAAGTGGGACGTGCTGGCCGGAACTCCAGTTACAGGAATCAAAGGTGTAAATGAAGATTCTTTCCGTAGGGGCAATGTAGAACTCACAGCAGAAAACGTCGGTGCAGTGGCAACCGGTGGAGATACAGCAGAGAATACAGCAACTTTTACGAGTAGTGATGTGGCAGACGGATCAGCGTCAGCGTGGACGACTGTATCAAAATTATCAAGCGGCGAAAAACACTCTTCAATTTTTGCAAAGGTGTCACAGATGTTCAAGAATGTGCGGTATCTCTATAAAATGCTTGGAACGACAGACATTTCTAAGATTGGGAATGGTACTTGTACCGGGGCGATATCATCGTTAAACAGCGGTTTAGCAAATAAGTATTTTATTAAAATAATGAAAAGCGACTGGTCTGGAATTATGGGTTCGCTTATGCCAATGTTTAATATTAATAATGATAATATGATAGATCTCATTGCACACAACGAGCAGAATGATACTTATCCTGGCGTACGAGTTGCCCGTGCTAGTGCAGATTATGATGGTAATAACATTCCAGACACATATTTAAAAAAGTCAGATGCCAAAAATAATGTATCTGCCTTATCCAATACTGCAACAAATTATAATGACCAAACTCCTGTCGTGCAGTATTTCACTGTCCCGGATGATGGGTATTATCTTATTACAGGTCTTGTCACTTTCAGTTCAAACGCAAATGGGTTTCGTGAAGTTTTTATAACAAATACAACATCTAACTATGTCATGGGACGAGTCAGAGTTCCTGCGGTATCCGGCGGTGCATCAACTTTACAGGTAACGAGTGGTGGCACTTTCGGACCGGGACAGACTGGTACACTTATCAGAACTCAGGTTCAAATCTTAATGTGCAGGAATGGTTAAATATGGTAAAGATCGCACCTAAGCTGTAAAAAAACTGCATTAAAAATTAAATATAATAAAATCAAGAGCCTAAGAGCCGATTACATGACCATGTGTTGTGTAGCCGGCTCTTTTAAATAACAAGCCTACGGGCAGAAAGGAAAATTATGCACTTAAAATTCATCACAGATAACTGGCAGATGCATAATTTTCAACCAGTAATTAATTTTTTAACAAAATTTAAACTAATCAATCGACATTCTGCGACAATAAGAAATTTACCTGTCGAAACTTGCGACCGAAAGAAATTGAATGTTTGCGGGAAAATTTGTAAAATAAAATTGTCCGATAAGGGCACTTCAAGTTCTGGCTGAGGGGCGGGATAAGGCGTTTTCTTGTCCCTCAACTACAAACGAGTTTGTAATTTGTAGCAATTTGTCAAATGGGGTTGACGATATCGAACATAAGTTCTATAATTTGTGTATCGCTATCGGAAGTGCGGAATGATTGGAGGAAATCAATATGGGGGAAAAAGAGTGCAATGAAGCCAAAGCGTTTTACAAACAAAAAATAACTGAAATGGTCGCGAATTGTGACAATGAAGAGTGGTTAAAACTCATTTATATATATGTCAAAAGATTATTAGAATAGAAGAAAAGCCAAGGGTTTGCGCATTGCCCTTGGCTTTTCTTTATTCTTCTTGGCTTTGATTTGCGATTGAATCAATGAATTTCTCCAATGCATTCCATCCGGTATCATCCAGTTTGGATAATGCCGTGATTAAACGTTTTTTAAAATCTGAATCTTCACATTTTAAAACATCAATAAGCATCTCGTTTATTTGTTCATTTTTTGTTTTCGGAATAAACATTTCTCCGTTGCCTGTCCGCAACCATTTTTCATTGACATCATACAGGGAACATAAGACTTTAATAGACTGGTCGGATAAGTTGCGCTGTCCGTTCTCTATCAAAGAAATATAATTTCTCGTTAATCCAAGATCTTTCCCAAATTCATCTTGGCTCTTTCCCAAGCGTTCCCGTAATGCTTTAATACGGTCTTTCAAGTTTATCACCTCTTTTCCACAAATAAAATATACCATGAACTGCTAACAATGTCAACAAAAAGGTATTGACAATGCTAACAATGTATGCTAATGTATGCTTACAAGGTCAACAGACACAAGTGACAAAGTCTGATGGCAAATAAATTATGAAAGGAGTGATACAGTGAGTAAAATCAAGGCTCATGCAGTTGCATTTTTTAATAAGCATTTTGTGAAATGGAAGTTTTTACAGAGTCTTGTCGTTGTTCCATATGAAAAAGATGGGAAAATGTATCTGCACATTTCACAAGTATGTGCAGGCGGGAAAAGGGTTATAAAAAGAACTTTCCTCATTGAACATCTGGTTGATGATAACTTGGCGGTTACAGACCAAACGCTCGCAGAGGAAAAGAGAGTGTTTAAAAATCCTACATTATTTTAATCCATGTAGTATATCCGCACTCTTTGCATTCTGGTAGCATTTCGCCTTGCTTTACAGTGACGATTCCCTTTTTATTTTCGCCACCGCATTGCATACATACATATGTTCCTTTATCTGCAAACTCATATGTAGCAAATGTTTCAGAATAACCATTATCCATATTATCACCGCCTTTCCTTATTTAATAAGGAAATTATATCACAGGGAGAAAGGAAGTGAATACATGAGCGAACAGGAAAAGAAAGTTGTAGAAAAGTTGAAAGACGCGATTCCCAAAATGAACGATTTTCAGAAAGGATATGTTCTGGGAATGGTCGAGGGTTCAGCAAGCAAGGCAACCAGTGAAGAAACTGGGAACTCAAAAACGAAAGAATAAGAAGAACTGAATATTGAGATAGTTGAGAAATATGTCGAAATTTGCAGATTAAATGTGTTTGTAACACAGGAAATCAGTTGATACAATTAATATGCGACGGCGGCAGGAAATGAGTTACATTATTGCTTTATTTTCCGCATCATCTTTAGTATTTTATTTAATCTCTTTTGTACTTTTTTAAATCCTTTGTATAGGTCGATTGTCATGGATGTTACGGTTAGAATTATGAAGAAGTCGTAACCGGTAACACGCCATGCCAATAATGAGATAAGTATACTAACGATTTTCATGATAACAGTTCCTTTCATGATGGCCGCCGCCGTACATTAATTGTATCAACAAAGCAAAATAGAGACAACCAGTATTTTCCAACTATCAAAGCGGTAGTTGGATTTTTTTATTGCAAAAAATCCGGAAAGGAGAAGAATGAACGACTTAGAAACAACCAAAATGCAGACACCGATTGAGATTGCACTTGGTGTCGATGAAAACGGAATGACCACTGCAAGAAAGCTGTATGCGTTCTTGGAATTGACACAGGGACAGTTTTCAAGATGGGCGAAATCAAACATTGTTGATAATGAATTTGCCGTTGAAAATGAGGAGTTTTGGCGGTTCGACATTAATGTCGAGACGCCTA